CAGCGGCTATACGCTTTTGCTAGCTCAACTTGCTTCTCTCTGATTTCTGCCTTCTTTTGTTCCGCGTCTTTCTGGTTTACTTCTAATTGTTCCCAGCTCATACGGCCTCTTGTTGTTGTCCTTGATTCATCTGTGCAGCTTGAGCACCAGCCTGAATAATCTGCTGTTTCTCAGACTCAGATCGCACTAGCTCGCTAGACATGCCTGTTTTCTCAGCCGCCCATGTACCAAAGTTTTCAGTCTTAAACGCCATCATCACCTGTTCAGGCCCAGCAGTGGACAGAACAAACTGTACGGCTTGTTGTACAGCCATTAGGTCTTCTGAGTCCTGAGCCCTTGCTAGTGGACTGGTAAACTTGATATCAACGTCTCGGCCTTCTAACTGTAGTGGGGTAATCAATCCCCTACGCGTTAGGATAGACACAACACGTTTTAAGATAGGTACAAGCACCTCAGTCTGTAAGCGACCGAAGGCAGAGCCAATGCGCTTAGCCAACTCTCTAGACTCGATTGCAATCTCAGTAGCAGAACGGACTGGGCCAGTCGGATCGCGTAGATCGTTAAACAATGCGACCTTGATAGCGTTCTGCAGCTCCATGATTTCAAACTGCGCAAGCTGTAAGTTGGCACCAGTGTCTAAACGCTGGATAGACGGGTTCGATGTGTTGTTGCTACCAACAGGGATAACGATCCCTGGGCTGATAGTGATGTTGTATGGATTGGTTACACCATCATCCGTAGCGGTATACATGCCCGCCAGATCAATGGCAGCCTTCTGCAGTACAAACTCTTTCGCCTTATTCAGTGATCGAACATCAGGCAGTGTTTGCATGGCAGGCCCACGCCCACGAACTTCACCAGCGACTTTCGTATAGCGACCAGTCACCCAAGGTGAAGTGACGCCAAAGTCCTCAAACCATGAAATAGAATCTTCACCATCGCACCACAACATGCCGTAGTAGCGTTTCATCTTAGGACAGTAGACAACACCTTCATGGACTGATACTTCGTTATCAGGTGAAGACTTGATTAGATTAGCTATCTTCTCGCTTGGCTCAAATCCTTTCCACATACGCTCAAGCAATCGAGCTTTAACCTTCATTCTACGCCAATGGGTTTCAATCGTACCCCAAGGGCCTTCCTCAAAGGCGATACCCTTCTGCGGGATGGCGTGAAAGACAAACGGCATATCGTCTTCGTCTGTCTCATCTATCCGCAGAGTAGCAGTACCGACTAGCAGATCAAGAGCAGCCTCGTAAAACTGGGTCCCGAAGTTAGAACGGTTGATATAGTCAAAGACTATTTCCGCCTGGCTTTCTAGGTTCTCGCGTATATCGGTTTCACTTACACCATAGTCGCCAGTTTCCAACAGCTTGATGACCTGTTCACTTGGCTGGAATGTTGCCCAGCGCGCCCAGATAGGTGCGATGTTTTCTTGTAACTTGCTCGCCCCCTGCTGAATAGCGGTAAGAGAAGTCGAATCGAATATACGATCCATCTTCTTTTGACCCTTATCTTCGCGGTCGAATAGGTTTCTTTGAGGTAGAAAGTATTCATACACGTCAGAAAGCTGGGTATGCCACATGGCTTCAGCGTCAAACGCTTTCTTCTCGCGGGTCAGGATATCGTTAAACGACCCCAAGTGTTCAGGTATTTGCATGATTTTTTACCTTTGCTGGCCACCCGAGGGCATAGAGAAACCACCACCACCGAACATGGACGAGATACCACCGACCATAGACGTACGGCCACCAGTAGCAGCACCGCCACCAGCAGTAGCACCACGCCCTGCAGCTTCAGCACGCGTTCTAGGTGCACCGCCTAGCAGACTGGCCTTGCCCAGCTTGCCACGTGACATAGCGCGGAAACGGTCTTCTTGTTCCTCGATTTCCTTATCGAGCATGATCTGCTGTCTACGCTCTACCGCTACTTCCTGCGCTGACTTTTTTGGAGCTTTTGGTTTACGCATAATTTTAACCCTTAAATGTTTCTAGCGAATTCTTTATGGATAGAGTTACGCAGTTTTTCTGCAGCTCTTCCAGCCTCATGTACATCATCAAACAGGCCACCATGATACTTGCGTTTTTTGTATTGTATTGCAACCTGCCACTTGCCGTTTTGGTTTGAGAAATACACGCCTTTATATCCAGATGTGTTGTTCCTGCCTATTTTTTTATTGCATTGATTTTGAGAAAGCGAACATTGCCTTAAATTTTCAATGCGATTGTTTGTCTTGTTGCCGTCAATATGGTCGATGTATTCAGGCAGATATCCGTGATGCCATAAAAATACTAGTCGGTGGCTAAGGTATATAGAGCCATTAATTGTGATTACCTCATAACCATTACTTTTTGGTCTGCCAGCTTTTGAGCCAACAACAATCTTTCTGTTTGGCTTTTGCTTCCAGAGTAGCTGTCCGTCTTGATAGTCGAATAGCTCTCTAATCAAATCCTGCGCTAACTCCTTCACTGTTTTAGCCTCTTATAGAGTTGATAGGGTGTAAGGATAAACGGGTCATTCATCCCCAGTATTTGTTTGGCATGGCCCACACATGTATTCAACATGAATAGACTGCGCTTTGTTTGTTTCCTAGTCGCCTTGACTACAATTACTTCGTCTAGTTTAAAGGGTTGATCGTCTAAAGTAAAAAGATCAAAGTACTGCTCAGTCTTACCGTAGATAATCCATCGCCCTCTATCAGGTATCAGAACATAACAATGCTGTATAAACGGATGCAAAAAGCGTGACCACCAGTGTCCGCTATCCTCGGTAAACACTATGTACACATCAGAAGACACTAAAAGCCACCTTAGCTTGCATTGGACGGTCGAAAGATTGCGCCCTAGTCAGCGCTTGTCTACCTTCCCCTTCGCCCTGTAACGCGTACTCAAGGGCTTCTACGGGGTGCGAGTATTCGTTCTTGTCTGGCTCATCAGTGTATCGATCCCCTGATACCTGTATACGCCGATAACAGAAGCCACCTTGTAAACCCTTACGGATCATCCTAGCCTTGGGCAGGACAGTAAACCTAGGCTTGCCATCCATGCAGTTTTCTTTCATCGGTATTTCAAGCGCAGCCCTTCGCATTGCAGGGTCATTGGTGCTAGTGGGTGAACAGGGAATCCCTGCAGCCCTTATGATCTTGAAAGGTGTGTCGGCATTAGCTTGGTTCTTGTTGTCACCCGATGGATCGCCCCAGCCCTTGAACTTGTGATTAGGGTAATGAGCGTCGATGTATCGTTTTAATTGTGGTGCAAAGTCTACCGCTCCACTATCAGTCAAACAGAATTCATCGAAGCACACCCACCTGCCCATGCTGGTACGCTGTAGGAATGCACAAGCAGGCGTACGACCAAAGTCAAAGCCTAGGATGATAGGGATATCCAGCGATGGCACAAAGCCAGTGTCTTGACAGTGTACCGAGTCCACATACATTGGGTGAACAGGTTTGCCTGAACTGACAAAGCCATATTCATTGGCTAGGTTTACTTTGATCCAATCGTCAGTCTTACCCTGCAGACCTCGGTGGTAGTATGCAGTAGGTAGGTTATCGAGGTTCTCAGCATCAGGATTCACCCGCCATTGATCACCGTCCTTGAACACGCCGCCTGGTTGACGATGGAAGGCCCAGCCTTCGGGCTTCTCTTCCTCGGCCAGCTTGTAGTACCAATGGTCCTCGTCTGGTGCGTTACTATCACCCACAATCCCGTAGTGAGTAGGTCTGGCGCCTTCTTTCGGCGATGGGTATCGGCCTGCCCGTAGGTCTAGCATATCAACGACCGCCTTGGAATGTTCCTTGGCTTCGTTAAGCCACACCCAAGTAGTCTGTATACCCCGTGCTTTCTTAACGTGATCAGGTCGATCAAAGGCAATGAAGATCACTTCACACCGAACGCTAGTGCCATCGTCCAGCTGGAATGCCAGCCGATGTGTAGGCGGTTCCTTATTACCCTGCTTGAATTCCCCAAGGTCGCCCAGTATCTCAATCCAGTCTTTGATAGTGGTCGAGAACAATTCCGAATAGGTATTACGTGCAGCAATGATACGAGATAAGCGCACACCGTGGTTTGGATGCTGTTCACTCTTAACTGGTGCCTGCTCGCACATTAGGTCAAAAAGCTTGAGGATAGTTTGTACAGTCTTACCACTACCCAATGGCCCCATGATAAAGCTGTTACGCTCTCGGCAATCAGAGAACGCCTGCAGCACTTCGCCTTGGGGCTTTACATGGTACTCAATCGTTGGCATCGAATCGCTTTCTAATGACTGATACGGTTAGTGCATCGCCATCAGCACCACTAATCTCAGTTGCTTTTAGCTCTGGAAGGTACTTGTTAATCAGCTTTAACCTAGCATCAGTGGCATACTTAATTGCATTTAGCTCATTAGTTTCCATTGATGCCCCCTCCCTTTCCATTTTTACAATATTATCAATCACATGCTCAAGTCGGCACTTCTCAGATAAATAGGTTCTGAGTTGCTCTTGGCGCATTGCTCTTTGCTTAGCTGGGTTGTTGGCAGCCATTACTTACTCCAGTCTATCTTGTCGTAATTGGCTTTGAACTTGTCACGTGATTCAGTAGTACTCTTGCGAGGCTTACTACCTTTGCCGCCATCGTATTCAGGGAAGTGTCTTTGTCGTGTTTCTTTATCGAGTTTGTGCCGCATGTCAGACATGGTATGGCCCTCCTTTGTGTCTAGCAATTCTATATCTTAGTTATATAAACCACAAACCTAATAATAAATTGATCTATTGAGATATAAAAAACATTTGACACGTTAAAAAGCATTCTTATAATTGGACTCATCGGCGCGGGGAGCGCCACTAACTGGAGAGGACTTATGAGCACAACAATCGAAACACAGAAAGACTTAATCCTTGAGGCAATTACTGGCTTGAGCACACAACAGGCGCTGGACTTCTTAGAAGACGGCCAAGCCTTGGCGCAGCTTGGAATCACGGACGAAAACGCAGTCGAAGAAACACACTTTTTTTTATCACTAGATAAGGCGCAAGGACTATGAAAAGAGATGATGACAGGTTTGTAGAAAACATGGCGTTGCTTATCGCTATGTTAATGGCTTTGTTAATAGGCCTTGGTGTTGCGGGAAGCGGAGACCTTGAAGAAGCAGAAACACAAGCCAAGGTATATAACGACATGGTATGCGCTGGCCATTGGCCTGATTACGAAAACAGGAAGCCAAAATGCAACTAACTGAATGGCTTTCTGAGAAATACCCAACAAAACCAAAAAAATTAAAAGTGGTTAAGAAACCTAAAAAGCGAGCTGTAAAAGCAAAGAAAAAAGAGTTTGTGCGATGTCTATCTATCGAGCAAGTAGCAGAAGCGTTTGAGCTTCACAACAAAGGGGTTTATTATTGTAACATTGCTGTATTACTGGGTGTGTCAGAATTGACGCTTCGTAAATACATGA